TATGCATCTTGAACAGCTTGAACGTTAATAATAAATTCATAAGTTCTGCCTCTAAATACTGCAACTACTGTAAATCTACCTTGCGAGCCTACTAAACCTACCACAGAGTAGCGACTACGATCACTGTTAAGCGTATTAGTCATTGGTGCTACTGAACATTTAACAATATCTTTAGTACTGTAAGTTACATCAGCAGTGTTACTAAAATCAGTATCATCTACCTTAACTATAATATTACCAAATGCTTCTGAGAAAACATTTAGATTACCATTAGCATCAGTGCCTACACCTAGTGTTGTTCTTGAAGCTGTAACAGTCACTAGTGAATCGCTAATAGCGTAAGGTTGAGTCCAATTCAGTGTTGTATCTGGAATTGCCTTAGAATTACTTTCAGCTACAGCTGTAGAAGCATACAACGTGCCACTTCCAATTGGAGGTGTAGCGTACCACACTATACCTGCTTGTGCTGGCGCATTCGTAACTACTGTAGTAACATTCTCTAATGGGTTTATTTTTAATTTATCACCAACACGAATTAGCAACTCATCTAAAGCGTTTACTTTTAAATTATTAAAAGTAATTACTGTAGTTGTTATTGGCGTTGTTGATACAGTATTATTAACGTTAGTGTTAGCTTCTTGAGTTATAGTTTCAATCAAGTTTACTTTTAATGCGTCACCTGTTCTAATTAACAACTCATCTAAAGCATTTGTCTTAAGATTGCTGTAATTAATGACATTACTTACTGTGCCTGAACCTTCATTTAACAGCAACAAATCTGAGTTCTCAATAACCAAAGCATCAACTGCGTCAATCATAAAAACTGATGCTAAGCTTCCGCCACCACTATTATTGGGGTCTCTTGGTAATGTAGTTAACGCCATTACACTAAAATCAAATATACCACCTATAGGTGTTGCAGGTATTGTTGACGATCTCGTATACACAGTTACGTTAAGTAGTAGTGTATTATCAACTGATATGGCGCTTAGCCCTACACCTATTAATGGCCACTCAGAAAGCAACTCACGTCTAGGTGATGTTGAGCCATTAGCTGCTACTGAAACTACGGTCAATACATAATCAGCTGTATTTAACGAAGGTATTTCAAGAAAATTATTTCTCGTTTCACCAATCAAATTCCATACAGTTGTATCTGTGATACTACTTAATGCTGACGTAGTGTAAAAAACTTGAAACTTAACTACACGAATATCATTAGGCGCAGTCCAACTTAATCTACCAGACGATAATGTGCTAGTTAAGTTTGTTTTAGTAAATACTAAATTAGTACATTGAGGTATTTTAGTATCAAATGTAATTCTAGGTTCCACAATCTCAGTATCGTCAGCATTCCATGCTAGCTGTCTCGCATCAAATTTAGTAGCGTCAATTTCAGCGTTACCGTTATCTAATATCTTAACATTCTCTAAACGCATGATTTCATCATAAATACGTAAAACTTCACTACGTACTCGAATAAGATCACCAGGCTCTAGTTTGCTGTATTCTAAACTTAATACTAATTTAAAACTAGTAGAAGTTCTTGAGAACCTTACGCGTTGTTCAGCCTTAGCTAATGCGTGATAATAATCCGTAATACCTGCTTCAAAGAAATCTGCTTCAAGAGGCAATCCATTATCTTCAGATCTAAATGTATTATAAACATCAAAGACATCATAAATAATCCAGCCTGATCCTGCTGAAGGAACTAGCGTATTTAAGTTAAGTAGTTTAGTCCAGTAAGTAGTGTTTGTAGGTAACGTGCCTATTGGCGCTTCGCCTGTTAATCTGTATTGCTCGTTAAGATATGTAACACGTTCGTTAACTACATAAAGTACATCTGAACGGTACTCTCCTGAATAAATAGCTGCATCGTTAAACTGATACTTGACGTAAGGTGATAAGTCATTTACACGATAATCTACAATATCACTTTTACCATATACTGCCGTCGGACTCCAGACCCCTCTATATAAAGCAGGACCTGGTATACTACCTGTTTTAGGTGGCCAACTTACGGAATCTTCTACAAAATCTTTTGATTCATTTAAGAATCTTACAGTTACAAAGTTATATCTTTCTGAAGCATTAGGCCATGTTACAGTATTTTCAGCACCTCTTATAATATCATCATCAGTGATATATCCTGAAATGACATCACGAGTCCAGTAGGTGGCGTTGGTCATAAAGGCTAAAAAATTGTTAGCAGGCTTGTTAACATCTATTTTAGCACGATACAGGTCAAAATCATATTGAATTACATCACCTTTTTTAAATACTGCTTTATCTTCAAATAGCTCTGGGTATTCTAATATTAACTTATACTTACCAGCTGTCCAAATTAATTCAGCTTGACCCATTGTTTCAAGAATAATTTCAATATTATCTCTAACAGTCGTTGTAGGGGATAATGTTACGTTACACTCATACAATTTAACATCACGGCTAATACCTTTTGCTTTCCAGTATATACCTTCTGTAGCTAAGTTACTAAGTACAACTCTATCACAAATGCCTTTAGCATAATAAAAGCTTTCAATATCTACTTCGTCTATAGTCAATCCGCGACCATAAATAGGACTCATCAAATAGTCAAGTAAACATAAAGCTGGGTTATTTGAATAAGACTTAGTGGTAGATAATATATATTGTCCTTGCGAAAATAATATATCTTTAACTAAAAGACCTTCAACAATGAACTTAACATCAGGTACTCCATTGTATTGATAATCATCACGATTTAAAGCATACACCGCTGTAACATAAGCTGTGTTAGTAAATGGTCGATTTAATTGATAATTAGCGGTTAACAAAGTATCAGCTACATTACCTTTAGGGTACACATGAAACCTATGACCACCCATTAAGCGACCTTCATCTAAGAATTCTTTTGCGCCAATTACAGCTTTAAATTTATCGTCATCATACAAACGACCATCAACAACAATATTAATACATGCGTTAATCGGTCCATAGCATAATGCTGTTTGAACTGTTAAAAATTCATGTTTAATACCATTACGTGATGCGTTCAGTGCTTTTTGAAAAAGTTGACCACCTACTGCTGGTGCAGCAACAACAAAAGTATTTTTAGTATTATGAAATACTCGAATACCGCCTAGTAAGTTTCTACCGTAAGCTACTGGTAAAACTGAAGCCTCACCCTCAACACCTAGTTGAAAGCCTTTAGCAGCATCAGCTCGTTCTTTAGCTTCACGTTCAGCTTTCTTTTGTCTAGCCTTAGCCGCTTTAGCAGCTTGCATTTGCATTACTAAGGAGATAACAAAAGTAAATATCTGAAAGAATGACATTATTTTTTCCCCCAAAGTAAAGTAATTTCTTTAGATCCACTATATACATCATCAAATGAAGTATCAGTGGCGTTAACTTGTCGCATTGAATCACGCGAAGTGTAAAATGGTTTAGTTAGTTCTAAGCTAGCCATTGGTGAAGAGCATTCTAATAATGCTGTAATTTCAGAATCAACATCAACGCTATAACCATGTGTATCAATTACTCCCTTGTAAGCGATAATTAAATCAGCTAGACTTGTAAAGGGCTGTCCTACGCCAACACCACCAATAGGTGCTGTACTATTATTATACAGACCAATATACACTGTTACAGGTGTACCTACAATACCTTCATCAAACTTAGTACGTAATTCTTGACTATTATCTGAATATGTTATCTTATATGTTTCTCTGTCAACTACTGATGATAATTTAGGCGCTTCAATATTTTTTAGGTTGTTGTCAGCTATAAATAGACCTAAGCCATTAACATCAATATTATGAGGTGTGCTTGTATGCCTTACTGTACCGTCACTAAACTCAATTTGCACTAAATAGAAAAATGACAAGTTAGGTAACCCTATGACTTGACTCACATTGTTTGAATATTTTTTCATTATAGTGCCTCTATAAACTTCATAGAGCCTTGATTCACAAGGATACCGTCTGAATATTTAATACCTAAAACAGTATTAGCATCATATCTTGCCGCCATTGTTGTTTTGTTACCATAAATAATACTAGCATTTTGCGCAATAGCTGTAAGCAAGGGTGGTGTAATAGTTGCATTAGCCCCGTTTGTTCCAATACTTGTAACTAAGTAAACTTTAGAATTACCTGCAAAATTAATGAATTGACCTGAAATATCATTACCATTAAGACCTGCGATATCAATATTACGGCTTCCAATCTGTTTAACAGACGTCGTTGTCAATGTTAAATTTTCAGGTACTGGTGCGCTTCTATAAACTTGAGGCATTCTTATGTGAAAAATTTCACTCAAGCCTTTTTCAGTAGAGTGAACTAATACATTTGGTGAATCATTTGTTTCTGCAATCTGCGCTTCAATTTCCCATCTTTGTACGTTTTGACTACTAACTCTTGTTTTCAAACTCATTGTGTCTGATCTATATGCTGGCTGATTAGATACTATATCAAGAGGTGTTGAAAATACAAAAAGCAATTCATTGTCATTACCTGTGTTTGTACTGCTTTTTAAAACTCCATACATAATCTTCTCCTTCTTAATATTATAAGTACGTGGTGTCTACTCCGCCCGAATGAAAATCTGCGAAAAATTGCTCGCGTTACTATTCAGAGTATTGTTGGAGTATCATTTGAAACGCCCACGAAAAAATTTTTTCCTGCCTTCGGTATCACCCGCCCAAAAATTTTTGGCGAGAAGGCACATAATATGTTACATTGTCACTAGGACATAAACGAATAACGCCTAGCTTTTACACTAGGCGCTTCCGTTATCTTCTTGTTACTCCTGATTCTCTATTGGTTGCATTTACACCCATAGTAATCATAGGAATCATTTGTTGAATTTCTTGACGTGTTTGTCTAGAAATATCACCAGTTACATTAATATTAAATACTTGCTCTTGTTTAGCTGAATTTTGAGTAAGTCCCATAGATTTGTTTCTTGTTTCTACTACAACAGGTGAAACACCACCTACTAAACCGCCAGTAGCAAACCCTACAGGTTTATTATAATTAATTGCATTTAATAATCCCATATTCATTTTAGCTGCTCTAGCGTTTACAACGTACTCACCATTAGAGAGTCTTGCAGGTATACTGTCGCTAGTACCATGCCCAAGACCACTAACTCTGCCATTGACAGAGCCACCTTTAGCAAAGCCAAGGAATCCAATTACACCACTAAATATTGCACCAATATCAAAGTTTTTGATGCTATCTACAATACCACCAGCACCGCCTCCGCTAAATAGCCCTTGAAATAAACCACCTAAGCTCTCAAGCCCTTTAGTAAAAATGTTTCCAATTTCACCAAATACGCTACGATCACTTGCAGTTTGTTCAATTAGATTTTGATTTAAAGTATCTACAATAGGTTCAGATATTTCAGAAGGTACATGATCTGGTAACATTTCATAAGGTGATCCTGAAGAGTCTTCTCCAGTATTACCCCAGATCTTATCCCAAATAGTTTTAAGACCACCTAAAATGCCTTTATTAGAATCAGTGACTGGATCATTACCATCACCAAATACAGCGCCTGTTACAGGGTCTTTACCTACCATTCTTACATACAATGCCTTTAAAGCTGTAGAGCCATCTGCACCGACATTAGCAGCACCTCCAAAGAGATCTCTTCCTAGCCCTTCTAACCAACCCATAATACTGCCTTTACCTTCACCGAATAAGCCTTTTGCAAAGCCTGCAGCTACAGTGTCAGTAACATTTTTAGCAAAGTTTAGTGCGAAATCATATATAACATCTTTAAATTTCTTCTCAGAACTTAATACTGCTTGAAGTCCTGAAGTAAAGTTATTCTTGACGTTTTCAGCAAATGACCTTCCTGCTTGTTCTGCTGCAGGTGTTTGTATTTCATCTATCTTTAATTGAATTTCACGTTGATATTCCTCTACTAGTTTTTGAGCTGATTGTCTTGCACTAGACTCAACATCTACATTATTGGTTATTTTAAGCGCATCTGCTAGTTTTCCATTAAGCCCTTGAATTTCAAGTATCTGAATATCTGTAGCTTTCTTTAAACTGTCAGTAAAACTTATACCAGTGTCTTTAAGCTTTCTAGTGGTTGAAGAGTATAAATCTTGTGGTAATGCCGCTTCTATTGAAGCTTTTAGTGTATCATTTAAACTTGACCAACGCAATCTTAACTGCTCAATGACCTCTGGTGATACTTCAGCAAAATTTAACCCATCTAAATCCGCTTTAGCAAAATCTAAAGATAATTGATTTTGACCAATAGTACGAAGCTGATCAATAGGTGCTTTAAGTATATCTACACCTGCTGCGCTAGCTGAATCTGATGCTTTACCAAATGTACCATTTTTCAACGCAAAAATTTCACGTTCAACTTTGAGACTATCATTAGCATCTGCAAGTAATTTTGCATCTGCTTCTGAAGGTACTGGTTTAGCTTTTAGCTCTCGTATTTGTTTCTCGATAGCTAATATTTTATTCATATCTGCAAGAGCTTCAGGACTAATAGGCGCTAAGTTGCTGAATGCAAAGCCTTCTAATATATTAGCGTAATTATTAGTCAATGCTTCTAAACTATTATCAATTTCTTCTAGCTTAGGTTTTAATTGCTCAGCTTGCTTATTAAGTCCATTTAAATTAGCTTGGAAATCTACTTTTTGTGTTGAAGTTAAACCAATTTGATTCATTAGCTTATTAATTTCATCTGCACGTTCTTGCAACTCTAGCACAGCTAGTCTAGCATCATTACCCATTGCAGCATAATCATTTACATCAACACTTAAGCCTACTCTTGTAAATTTATCATTAAATAACTCTTTCCAATCTTTAGAAACGTCTTCGACTTTAACTTGAATTTCATTTAAGTCTTTTAAGAATTTAAACTTATCTTCACTCTTATATTTCTTAGATTGAATTTTTGCCCATAATGTTCCAGCTTCTTTTTGTAAAGTAACAATTGCAATCTTACCTTGATCAGTTAGTTTAGCAAAAGCATTAGCATCAAAGTTTAAACCTATTTTACTAAACGATTCATTAAATGTTTCTATCCACGTTTTAGCGGTTTCTTTGCTACTATCTTTAATTTTAGGAATTAAGTTAATAGTCTTAGCTAACGCTTCCATTGCAATTTCAATATCAATTATTTGAGATTTAACCTTATCGTTATAAATACCGTTTTTATTTCCTGCACGCGTTTCTGCTAACTGTTTATTTAAATTTTCAACGTACTCTATTGACTTACTTAGTGCTGCTTGATTATCAAAATTAAAATCTGTTACCTTAACTTCTGTAGAGATATTTAACTTATCAATTCTAGTTTGTAAGTCCCCTTCAGACAATTCAGCAAATCTTGGAACTAATTCTAAACGATATTGCCTTACAGCTTCTTCCGCGTTACTTACTGCACGTGCTCTATCATTTCTTCTAGGGTCTAATACAGCTGTATCTGCTAAGATTGCTCTAGTGTTGTCTAGATCTTTCGTAAGTCTAGCTAATTTTGAAAATGCAACAGGGTCTATTTTAAGTAAATTGTTAAGATTCGTTTGGGTTAAACCTTCAAAAGCGCTTAAAACTTTACTTGACGCTGATCCTATAAATAAGAATGACTTAGCTATTTCTGCTAAGTTTTTAACAATTTCTTTATTACCTACCATCCTTAATCTATAAACAAAACCTTCAGCTGAGTCTATACGTATTTTCTGCAATTGTTTAAGAGTCTTTTCACTATCTTTATTAAACGCTATTAATATATTTTGTGTTGAAAGCGTTGAAATATTCTCTAAAGACAATGATATGTTTTTAGTATACTCATCAAAAGAATTTGCTTCTGTAAGCATTTTAGTACCAAAATCAAGTCCAGCCTTGGTGATTCCAATTAAACCTTTAGCTACACCTGGTAGTTGTTCTTGATATTTAGCAAGTCCTTGCGAAGCTAATAATGAGTTTCTAGCAATACTAGTACCAAATGCATTTTCATCAATAGGTGCTGAAGGTGAATAATTACCATCTGCCTTTTCTTTATTAACAACATTTCTAACAGAGTTAGCTCTACGTGTTTGCTCTAAGGCTAATTGCCTAACAGCTTCAACTTGATTCAGTAAAGCTACTGTACGCTGCTCGATAACATCTTTACTACGTAACCCTGTAGCTGAATCGCTATCAGTTAGCTTATTGTGCTTCTCAATCAGTCTTATAAGCTCAAAGTAATTATCCTTTACACCTTTAAATACTTTATCGTCTTTACCTAATACAGGCTCAGCAGCTTCAAGAAATTCTAAAGCTGGCGTTAATTTAGCTGATAATGTTTTATTTAAAGCATCTGGAAATACTTTCTCTCTTGTCGCAGTAGCAGCAACATTATATAAATCATCTAATGTTTTACCCCATAGTGTTGCAAATTTTCGAGTAGTTACAAAGAAGCCTGTTTCAGGGATTATGTCAACATTACTCAAGTCTTTTTTCATCTTAGCTTCTAACACGCTAATTTGAGCATTAATATTATCAACTGGAATTATTTCTTCAGAAGCTAATAAAGTATCTTTAGCAATTGCTGCAGTTACGTTTCTAGCATCGCTGTTAAAGAATCCGACAACATTACTTGTAACTCTCCCAACACCTTTCCAGAAGCCTGTTTGTGAATCTTCTAGAGCTATTTTTAATCTACTACCAATCTCTTCAAACGTTTTAGGTGTACTAAACTTAGGCGCTTCACGCAATATCTTTGCTTGATTACTTACTAGCGTTTTCAATTCAGCTAATTGAGCTTCAGTTAAGCCTTCATTTTCTTTAGATATACTATTAAGTTGTTTAATACGTTCAATATTTGCTTTACTCATTTCAGCTAAATAAGATCCTTCTTTGTCGCTTAAAGCAGCAAAGTCAATCTCTTTAAGTGCTTGTGTAAAGTCTAATTTAATAGGTTTGCCTGTAGTTTTATCTAATATACCATCTAACACACGAATCTTATTAAGTGCTTCCGTGGTTTGTATTTCAACTGATAGTGTATTTTTGATTCCAAATAAGCTGTTAAGTGATCTTCCAAAATTAGTTACATAGCTTTCAGAATCACCAAAAGCTGCTGATAATGCTACTACAGCTGTTGTTATTGCAGTTATAACTAAAAGACCTTTTAAGCTAATCAAAGCAAAGCCTAACCTAAATACCACAGCTATTGCTCTAAAGGCTAATACAATAAATTTACCAATAGCTTCACCTAACTTACCTATAGGCTCAAACAACTTATCTAGCTTAGTGCCTAGCTTATCAATTGCAGCTGGTTTATCTGTGTTGTAAAGTATTAAGAAAGCTGCCCATTGAGCTCTTAATCTAACAAATGCCGTACCTAAGTTAATAGTTTTAACTAATGCGTAGCCTAATGCTACTGCTAGTTTTTCACCTATGTAAGTAAAGGCTTTTTCTGAAAATTCTACAACAACTTTACCTAATTTTTGAAATCTGCTAGTAAAGAAATCTAATGTTGCAAATGTATCACTGCTTTTTGAAAATATTGCACTTAATGGTTTCTTAGCAAATAGCTCTTGCAAGAATGAATACCCTACAGCTACTGTAGCTAACCCTACATACAATCCAGCAAATACTCCAATAAGACTTCCTACAGAGCCTATTAATCCACCTACAGCTGAATCACCTGTCGCTGCGCTAGCATTGAATGAAGCAAATACAATACTGATACCTGCAATAATAGCTAGTAAAGATCTAGTTTTAAGTCTTAATAATCCTGCTAAATCTGTAAAGAAAGTGCTAAATCCGTTAAATACAAAACTGAGTATTTCACGAACCCTGATATTAATTCGTTTGTATAAATCTACAAACAATGCTGATAAATTGCCTGTTAATGCTTTAAATTTACTTTTCAAAGATGCTATTACAAAATCAGCATTGCTGCTAATTTTATCTGTAGATTTTTTGAATGTATCATCTTTACCAAAATCAAAACCGTCAAATTGAGGTGTATTTTTAGTTTTAGGTTGTTTGCTTGATTGACCATCACCAAAAACATCTACGTTAGCTTTACCTGTTTTAAAGAATAAGTCTTTGAGGTTTATCTTGCCCTTATTGTATTGATTAAAATTCGCCTTGATTGTTTCAGGAATCTTCATTAAGTCCTTTACAATAGCCTTAGCGATATCTTTAGTTTCACCTTCAGGTAAGTAATCAAACAATGTGCCTAAGAATTTAAATATAGATTTAAACATTGCCTTTAAAGTCGGTTTGATAGCTTCAAAGCCATCTTTCAATGGCTGTACTAACCATGAGTCAATTAAGCCCTTACCTTTTTCACTGTCGTTAGTTTCTTTTGTAGCGCCAAAGATTGCTGTTTTAAGTGTTTTAGCAATATCTTTCATTAATTTGTTAAGGACTGTTCCACCTGTAAACATATTTACAAGCAAGGCTGCACCTATACCATTCGTCACAGTAGCTAGCGTACTATCACCTTTAATCATACTAATTAAGGCTACGCCTAAGCCAGCAGTAACACCACTACTTCCCATAATTAAATTTGAAAATAGTTTATTATTTTTAAAAATATCACCAATGCTTTTCAACAGTGGTTTTAAAATGTGCTTGTTAGCTAACTTTTTAATATCCTTACCAAAAACACCAAACAAACTTGCTATACTTAAGCCTACAATAGTCTTCAAAGATTCAGGTAGGGCTTCAAATACACCACCAATCAATTTTCCAATAGTTCCAAATTGTGACAAGAACTCTGCAATAAATGCACTTGAAAACGTAGTAACTGTACCTATAAGTGAGTATAAACTTTTAATTAATGAGCTAGCAATCTCAGCTGCTACATCACCTAAGAATTTAACAGTAGCTGCTACTGCTTGTGGCTTAACTGAATCTAAAGCTGATATAATACTTGATACTAAGTTAACAGCTAAAATTGCTGTAAAGTTAGCTGAATTATTAACTAGTGATAGCCACAATGAAGTGATTACTGCACCAGCTTTAATAGCAAACTTTTCAAGGTCTATGTTTGTATCTTTAAGGAATGATAAATCAATAGTAAAGTTGTTTATAGATAAGTCTTTAAACATACTTGTTAATTTATTCTTAAATGATACAAAGTAATCTACTACAGAGTCAAGCCTATCAGTCTCTGAAATAATACCGTCGATAAGATCAGGCCAATATGAACGACCTACAACTTTGTCATAAATCAACCAGAAGTAATAATTAATCTTTTCTGCAAAAGCTTTGATATACTCTTTAACACTATCTAAGATAGTTACTGATCCAGTTACTTGATTAAATACATTCTTAATTGTATCAACGATTTTATCGTTAATTGAAAAGATACCTTCAAAGAGATTAAACTTATCTCTTGTGATAAATAGTGATTTTAGTGTAGCAATAACTTTACGTGTAAAGTCAATTACAGGTTTAAAGAATTCATAATTAATTACAAAGAATTCTTGAAAGATGTTTAAGTTTTTGCTACCTACAATAAATCCTTTAGCAAAATCTTTTAGCTTTTTAAGCACTATTTGATAGAGTTTGTCAAATTGGCGTATTACCGCGTCTGAGTTAAAACTAAATGTATTATCACTAAACAACTCGCTTAACTGAGTTTTAATTGTATAGAAGAGTTGACCTAATGCCTTACCAATATCATATGTGTTAATGCTTTTAACAAGCTTTTGTAATTCTTTTAAGAACTTAACACTAACATCTGTTAAGTCTAAATTACCAAATACTTGTTTAATTGTTTGTTGCAAGGTATTGTTTACAAACTTAAGCATGCTACTAAATGCTTTAACAACAGATACGCCAAGTTTTGAAAAGTTAATTTTCTCAAACAAGTCAACAACATCTTGAATAAAGCTTATTTTACCTTTAATTGAATTGCCAAGTTCTTTTGCAATATTTTTAGATAATTCTTTAGCGCCTTTTGACGAGAATACATTAGTTACGGAATCAAAGAATTTTCTAACTTCATTAATAATATCAACTATTTTACGCTTAACGCCATTTAAATTGTTAAAATTTATTAATAGAAATTTATCAAAGAAGTTTAAGTCTAAAGCACCAATTGCAAATCCTTTTGCGAATGATTGAATACGCTCTGAAATGCCATTAAGAATACTTACAACTGTATTAAATATTTTATTAGGCGCAATCTCATCTGAAATAGCTGAAATACTGCTTACCGCAAATAATAAGGCTTCTCTTAAGTTACGACCTAAGAATATACCTATTGATTTGAAACTGATTGCTTTTAATTTCTCAACAATTAGATTGCCAAATTCTTTAAAACCTTCGATAGTGTCTTTAAGTGAATCTACAAGCGTTTTAAAGCTATTTGTTAAACTTTTAACAGGCGTGATTATACTTGAGAGTTTAGCCTTAATTGCTTCTAAATCATTAAAATTTAAGTATAAAAATTCTTCAAAGAAATTTAGCTTTAATGTACCAATTACAACACCTTTTAAAAATCCTTTAATTTTATCTATTGCTAATTTAATAGCTTCTTTCGACTTGTTAAATATAGCTTGAACATCAAAAGTAAACAAATCTAAATCAGGCGCAGTGCTTTTAACACTATCAAATAAAGAGCTAAATAATCTGCCAATAGACTTACCTATTGCAACTCCGTCAAACTTATTAAGTACAGCAAAAATACCACTGAATAATAAATCAAAGAGTTTAGATACAGGGTAAGCTTCAAATGAATTTTCGATAATACGACTTAAAGTTTTAGCCACGAAATTAAATACACTAGATATCAAATTGATTAATGATACTGCAAACTTAGAGAAGTCTAGCTTTTTAAATAGTTTAACAAAGAGTAGCTCAAGGTCTGTTTCTAAAATTTCAATACCAGCAATTGCCTTAGCAATGCTTTTGCTTAAAGTGTCTGCAGCATCAGAGCTGAGTGCTTTAGCTGCTGAAGCTAACATGTTAGAAACTTCATTGAATACTTTAGCTATTTTACTTGTAACAAATCCTGTAAGGCTAAAATTACCAGAAAATAAAATTTCAAACACATTAATATCAAGCGCACCTTGTAATAGTCCTTGAATAAAGCTGATAAGTTTTGTCCACAATTTATTAATACTGTTTACAAATGTATTAAATACTATGTTTAAATCTATTGTGAACAATGTACTAGTAATTTCATCAGTTGCTGATTTTACGATTAAAAATAAATCTCTAAAGGCTTCGCCAATAACTTTACCTGCACTGTTAAAATTAATCAAGCTTACTAAGTTATCAAATTTACTAAATGCATTAACTATAATTTCAGTTAACGATAAATCTTTAGCTAAGGTTGCAATTGTTGCTGTAAGTGTCTTAAACACAAATGTAAATACTGATACAAAAGCAGCTGTCATTGAAAATATTAAGCCTGACAAATTAATACTAGCTAATGTTTGTAATAAGATTTTACCTAAAGATAGCCTGTCATTAATTGACTTAGATATTCCTGCAGCAATAGAATCGCCTAATTTATTTGCTTGATTTGATGAGAAGAAATTTGCAATCCCATCAAATAGGTTTACTAAAAGATCATCAATATTAATTTCACGAATAAAACCTAAAACAACCTTGAGCAATGTTGTAATACCAGCGCTCATTGCTGCAAGACCTTTACCAAAGAAACCTAATACAGATAAGGCAGTAGCTTCACCAGCACCTTTAAAATTATATACGATTGCCTCTTTAATCTGTTCAACTTGGTCTTTAACCCATTTTGCAATTTCTACACCTGTTTCAGTTGCATCGCCATTTACAAAAGCAGCAATGATTGCTGTCTTATAAGCTGTAGCTAATGTAGCAACAAAAGTATAGATTCTGGCAATTGGTTCACTAAATCTTGTTGCGATTACATCTGTAAATAATATTTTAATTGTAGCTGCTAATGTCTTAAAGCTAGAGATAATACCAGCATAGTTAATGTTTGAAATTCTCAATAATTTAGGTTCTACCAATCCTAGCTTAGTTAAAAAGCTTTCACCTTTAAACAAGCCCTTAGTGGCTATTTTTTCAATTTCAAGACCAATACCTGAAAATCCTTTAAAGTTTCTGTTATCTAATGCTTCAGAAACATTGTCAAGATTTTTACGCAATGATACCAAGTCTTTAGAATTAGCTAATGCTGCAATTGATCTTTCAAATTCTGTTCTAAAAACACGATTTAATGTAATTGCATCAGTAAAGCCTTCAATAGCTCTTTGTAACGGACGTGTGAACGCACCTATATTTGAATCTATTTTAAATAATGTTGCTTTACTTACTATAATCAAATCTTGTTTGAAACTAGTTAAAGCTAATGTAGCTAAGCCTAATTTATAAACTATATTGTCAAAGACTGAACCTAAGACTCTACCTACTGCAAGTATAACTTGACCTAAGTTTTTAAATGTCTCTAAAAACTTAGCCGCATTTTCAGTAGCAGTTTCTTTGATACCAACAACATTATCTTTATCTTTAAACCTATCTATTAAATCAATAATCTTTTTAATTGCTGAGTATTGTTTACCATAACCTGAAAGATTGGCAATACCGCCTGCACTTGAAAGTGCTGCATTAAAAATAAAGCTTGTTTTGCTGTAGCGATTTACTAAATTAATATAATTAGAAAATACTTGTTTAGCTACTTCAAGATTCTTACCTGCATCTGTTGCAAATGTAGCAATAGATTTTGATAGTGAAGATATATAAATAGCTAAATTAGAGCCATTTTGTGCACCACTAATAGATCTCCCAATTTCATAAAACAACTGATTAAAGGCATCTTTAAGCAATACGCCACTTTGTCTAATTGTAATAGCTGTTTTATTAAACTCAGCATCAATAGCTTTAGATGTTTTCTCTAAAGCCTTTGCAATAACATCAGTAGTTACTTTACCTTCTTGAGCTAATCCTCTGAGCTCACCAATAGTGACGCCCATACCTTTAGCAATATTTTTAGCTAAAGCTGGAATTTGTTCCATCACTGAATTTAACTCTTCACCACGTAAAGCACCTGCAGCAAGACCTTGGCTAAATTGAATTAAACCTGCAGTTGTACTTTCAACTGAACCACCTGATAGCGCAATACTCTGATTAACTGTTTTAGTTAAACCTAAAATTCTATCTTGCGAGAAATTAACTTTATCTAAGCTTCTAGCTAATGCAAAATAAGACTCTGAAGTATTCTTTAATGTAGCTCTAGTGTTAGCGCCAAGTTTAGATAGTTTCAATTGAGTTGCATATAAGTTTTCATTTTCTCTAGCAACTAATGCTAATTTATTGTTTAAATTAGTGAATTCATCTGAAATATTGAAGCTTATTTTTGCAGAAGCAAAAGCTGTTAATCCTACTACAGCACTTTTAATTGCAGTACCAAGTGAAGCTACAGCTGATGCTGATTTAGCTGCACCACTACCAATTTGATTAAAACTATTAAAGCCAACTGTACCCATTGCCTTAAGAGCATTAGTTTGTGATTTAATTTCAGAAGTACTTTTATTGAAATTAAAGTTATTCTTAAATGCTTTTGTGAATGAACTATTCAACAACTCTGTAGACTTAGAAAGTTGAATTAGATTCTTGTTTATATTTATGAGATCCTTCTCCGACTTTTTACTGTCTACGTCGACATCAATTAAGATACCTGACATATTTACCCTTTCTCATTTACTATAAAACCTGAAGTTTTGAAATTTTTATCTGATAAGATAGTCTTTTCAATAAACTTAGCAGGTGCTTGCGGTGAATGACCTTCATTCAAATCAGAGATATACTCTGCGTCATTTATTATATTCTTATTTTGGATATGCCAACTATCTCTAGCATTTCCAGTATCTATTGGTGTTGCTATTTTAAGCTTTGCAACTAAGTCTTGAGTAAGTCTTGCTTGCTCTTTTTCAATAATTGCTTTTTTAGTGTCTGCAATATCTTTCAATGTTTTGTCTAAGCCTTTAATTTTAATCATACTTACTCCTTTCTTTTGTTGTTTGATTGCGACTAGCGCGTTTGGGATTTCTGCGAAATTTTTACCGTTTCTCTGAATAGTTTATTATACGAGTATTACTTGAAACTCCGAAAATTTTTTCGCGGATAGCCTTCGGTCTCCCTCGCCCGAAAATTTTTGGCGAGAGAGCTTTTAATCAGCCTATTAGTTTGTAAGCATTTCGTTTATTGCAGTCGTATTTAATTTCATGCCTGCATTAAATGCTAAATTAACTAGCGCAATGATTTCATTTTGGCTAGCTAACTGTACTGTTTGAGGATACTCATATCCTGCTTGTTCAAGTAAACTAACTCTATCAGTTTCACTGATTTGATAATGTACTGGTGTGACTTGCACAGTACTTACTTCATTATCAGAAACAGCAACTGCTTCTTTATCCTTAGCCATAAAAACTCCTTATAGTGAAAATTCTTTGATTGCATCAGGTACATCAGATGCTGCAAGCATATGTTGTAAGAATCCTGACCGTTTTAGTGAACTAGCTAAGCGACTGTCTTCAGTTCTAGCATCTTGAGACTTCTCAATAATTGCTAATGAAGGGAATATAGTGCCAGCCTTTTCTTTGATACCTAAAGCTTGTAATATAACCATAAATCTACGATCATCACGCCAGCCTATAGGTGTTTCATTAAAATAAAGATGCCAATTAAGATATTCTTCGTAAGGCATCTCTCTTTCTAATTTATAAACAGGCATTCGCAAATTGTATGCTAAATCATATAGCATTGCTTCAGTTGCTGTTAGCTCTTTTTTGTTTCTTCTGTATTTCCTAATCCGCTGAACTTCATGATCTCGTTAGAAAGTTTAGACAATTCATCAATCGGGAAGGTTAAAAAGTTAGCTTCTGTTAACTCGTCACCATTCTCTACCGCTGATCTGATTACTTGACGAAGTACAACTAAACCATCTTCTGAATTTTCTTGAAGTTCTTTTGCAGCTTCTTGAATAGCTGTAACTTCAGCTACAGAGAGTTTGTTAATTGTAATGTCAGTATTCATAAACTTAACTGTTTTTGTTACTTTTTTACCTACTAGGTCTAAAATGCTCATATTATCCTCTTTATTTAAAAATTAACTATTGCAAGTACTTTTCTACGAAGCTCATGTAAATCAGCTAGCGTTTGAAACACTTCATTAGATTTATCAATATCGCCTTCAAATTCAGGCACACGACTAAAAGCATATTCAATACTACGATCAATTGCTACTAAGACTTTTGTCAAAGGTCTTTTCATAAAAAACTTTGTATGTTTAATAACAAAAGCTCGCGTAAATCTTAATGGTTGAATAGGCTCTAATTCGTCATTAACAACAATGTTGTTTTCTGTTTCCATTATTACTCCTATTAGGGCGGAACTTAATCCGCCCTTTATTACTTAATTACTAAATTAAATAGTGTAAGCACCAAATAATTTTGATTGCAATGTAAATGCTACTGTAGCTTGGTTTGAATCAGTCAAGCTTGGAGTAACCAACAATGAGTCAATTTTACCTTTGAAATACCAGTAAGTATTTGGACGAGTACCTAGTCCAGCTGCTGATGACGCATATTTAACGTTAGTTGTTGCAGTAGGTTCAGCATTTAATAATGCAAAACGCACTAAAAGCTGTGTACCGCTTTGCACTAATTTACCTAAAGTTGCGTCTACAGCCCAGTCCGTAGCTACGTAGTTCAATGTAACTTCCATTGAAGGTGCATCGGCTTGACCTTGAATTTGTTGTGAAGTTGCTTGACCAAACACAGGTACGTTTACAATATTTGGAGGTGTACCCATTGCTGGGAATTCACGTACATTTTTAACACGTACAAATGAGTTGACTGCTGAATTGCCCTCTGTTGCAAACAAAGCATCAAAACCTGCTTGCGTTTCAGCTACTGCTGCTAGTGAAGGTGGGTTACCATCTGCACCAATAGCAATTGCTAAGTCTGAGTAAATACCAGCACCAATTGAGTTTAAGTGAGCCATTATGAATCCTTTCGAAAATTATTGAATTGAATTTGATACAGTGTTTGAAGAAACGCAGGGTTCTTTGCTTCTCCTTTTACAACTAAGTTAGATTGCTTAATAAATTGTGTTACTGAATTTCCAGTATTCAAATTAACTGTATTTCCTAAGAAATACTTTTCAATTATATCTGCAATTTTATAAGCTCTTGTTGGACCTTCTCCTATTTTGGTATAAATATCAAAATAAAGAATGCCTCTAAGATTTAACTCAGTATTATTTTCACCAATTACAGGATTAAACCTAATATACTCATTAGTGGTTTCTGTACCTTGATATCCAATAGGTACTATTTTTAATCCCTCGATTGTCATGCTTTCAACAATAGAGTAGATATCTTTTAATGTCTTTTCATATCTATTCAAGTCCATTATATAACCTCGCTAGATGCTATGAAGGTTGTTGTGTAACCATTATCCACCCACGGTGGTATGATTGTGTATACAATACCTCTTACAGTCACCTTATCAAATGTATCTAGATTAGTTATTGCAGTTATCTGCTTAGAAACTATTAATAACTCAACAATTGTTGAATTACTGTCTTTCTTCTTTTTAAAGGTCACTACTGCTTGTAAAGTATGTAAACTTGGAGTACTTACATTAGGTAGACCTGTAGTGTAGTTAAATCCTGTAGCGTTAGAAGAAGACAGTACAACTGATTCTTTTAAATCTCCAATTATTTTAAACGCTTTATTAACATTTGTTTCAATTAAATTACGCATATTATCGGCCTTAATTTGCTCTAAACCAGCTGTTACTTGATCTAGACACAACTTCTAACGGTTCATAATAAGCTCTAGCTATAGGCGAAGTACGACTTTGACCTGAAGCCCTTAAACCTTTTAACGTAATTCCATCAACTGTAATCTCTGTAGGTCCAAGACTAGCATCTAATAGACTTGTATTATTAATGTAGTAATATGCCTGTTCGCATACTGCTATTAAAATTCTATTAGGTACTACTAACGGATCTAGAACTATTTGCTTACCAGCCATAGGATCGTAATATGAGCCATCACGAGGAAAGGCTAAATCTTGATCATCATCTGAAAGAGTACCTACCCAATTTAAATTATTAAACTGCAAGGATGCTGTAATTAATGCTTTTTCTTTCTTAGCATCATTAGCAGCATCCCAACTGTCTACATCAATTCTATTGGTAAAATAATCATTAGCTTCTGCAACGGTTAAGTAAGAGTTAACACCTTTAGATAAAGCCATGTGTCTTCCCCTTTAATAGTTATTATGAGTGGAATACAGGTAAGATACTTAAGCTTAATACTGATTGAGCTTTACGTACAAAAGCACCCTTAGTAGTTGCGCCTAATACAGAAGCACCTGCATTCAAGCTGATGCCATTACCTGCTAGTTGCTCAGCGGCAGTACCTACTTTTTGGAAATCAGCATCAGCTACAAATTTGTCTTCTGAACCAGCCCATGAGTATCCGCGTGGATGAGCAACATAACCCCAACGATACCATAAATCAGTAGTACCGCCACCATTAAAGGAAGCTGCATTACGCTCAAGTTCAACTGGCATTGGTACTTGAATTTGATTAAATGAAATAGCATTCGGTAAGATAATCATAGCACATTGTGTGCCGATAATATCTGGACCTGCGTTAGAGTCTACACCTGAGTTAGTTGTAGAAACGTTTGTGCTGTTTAAGTTATCAAGCTCAACAGTACTAAAGTTGAAGCTTTGACGTGTATTGATTAAGCGGAATTTACCACCTAAGATAGTTTGAAATTCAAGATTACCTTCCGTAACTCGATCTTGATCAACTAAGTTTGCTGAACGGAATGATGCTAACAGTCTTGGAGTTACTGTCAAATATGCATATTCAGGCTCATAGTCTTTAAAACCCATACCTAATGCGTCAAGAAAACCTTCAGCACGAATAGCACCTTGTTTAATAGCTGAAGCATCAGCAATTAATTTAGTAGCGCCTAAGTCAACGTAGAAGCCATGAGTAGCTGATTTGGGATCATTGTCATAACCTTGACCACCACTACCACGAGTACCAATTAAAGCTTCTGAAATCATAACACCACGCAATACTGCAAACAAAGCATTATGCTCATCTTGCATACGTGTTTCAGCAAAATCAGAAGCAATCTTTTGTAGACCATCTTCTTGAGTTACGATTTGAGCCATGTTAACTTGACGCGCACCGTGTGAACGAGCTGTTTTAACATACTTAGCGTAATCAGTTGACATTACAGTCTTTTCACCTTCAGATGCATCTGTCAATGAAATAACATTGATTTTTGCATCTAGTGGTTTCTTCCAACGTAATTGACCAATAAAAGTTTCGCCAGAAGTGTTGATTTCAGCATCAGCCCCAGCAATACCTGTGTTTACTAATTTCTTAGCATTCGTGTAGAGTTCTTCTGAAAATGCGTTAATTGATTCTTGTAATGCATATTCCGAAGCGCCTAATAAGCCTGCAGGTTGTGCAGGTAGATTTGTTCTCATTTAAATTCCTTTCGATTAATATTAATAGACTTGCGTCTAAACACTTTAATACTATCGGTACAACCGATTACTAATTCGCTAATACACGGTATCGGAATTATTTACTGCTATTTACTTTTAGGTAATTGACCTGCTTCAGCCATAGCTAAAATCTCAGCTGTTGTTTTACCTAATAATGAAGTTTTACCATTTCCTGCTGGTGTAGTTCCTGCTGGTGTTGTTCCACCACCTGAACTTTCTTTAGGTTTAATTAAGAAGCTATTAGCTTCATCTTTAGCAAAGCCTTTGACATAGTCTTTAATAGACATTCCTGACCTATGCACCCATTCACCTTTATCATTCTTAATGATTTCAGGTAATATTTGGTTAAAGGCCATCTCTAAAGCTCTACTATTTCTAAAGTCAACGCCTGATAAGTGATCTTTAAGACTAGTATTTCTAGTAATCTCAAGATTCGTATCTTGCAAGCTTTTGAATTTAGACTCTAAATCAGCATACTTAGCTTGCTCTTCAGCTAGTTTAAGTTCAAATGCTTCTTTAAACTTGCCAGCATCTTCTAATGCTTTTAATTCGGCATCGCGCTCTTTTTTCTCTAAAGCTTCAGCCTTTCTAAGAGCAGCATCACGTTCTGCAAAAGAGTTATCCAATTTACCTTTGATGTCTTTAAGTTTAGCAGCTACTTCTGCAGCAACTAATGCATCAAGCTTTTCTTGGTCAGTCATTTTGGACTTAGCATCTTCTTCTTCTTTCTTTTTTGCAGCTTCTGCTTCTTCAGCTAAGCGTTTATCTTCAGCTTCTTTTGCTGCAATTTCTTCTGGTGTCATTTAAATCTCCTATTAGTACACAGTACTCGATTGTTTAAAATTAATTAATACCATAAAAACCAAAATTATCATTCCAAAAATCGTCTCGGATTTCTTGAAGAACATCTTCTTTAGTTAATATATCTTTTTCAGTAAGTATTTTACCACCTACTTTACTTCTTCCTGCAACAGGGATTAATCCTTTATCAATAGCTTCATTTAAAAACTTATCATAAGCTTCTTTAGGTAGTCCTCGTTTTCTTAATAAATCTAATGTCAATTTAATTGTATTTTTATCTACAGAATTAGCATAGATTTTTCTTAATTCTACTTTAGATGCATACATATCTGCTACGTTACTAAAGAAAGCATCATGAACTGTACTAGTCATAACATTATTTTTAGCACCCCATAAGTGGTAATTCTTAACAATAGTTGCATCGTTACTATGGTTACCATTTACAGCATACGCAGTTCTTGCAGCTGTTGCATCTGTCATATCATTAAGCGTATTGTTTTCGTTGATTAATTCTTCAAACCAAGTAGGCTCAGTCTTTTGATCTACTTGAATAATATTATTAACCCATAAACCTTCTTTATTCTTATAAGCAAGTCTTTCTTCAAATCTTTGATTATAAACCTGATCTAAAATTGTACCGTCAAAGTTAACCCAAGGTATCTTAGTCCAGATTTTAGGTATGTCAGTCTTAACACCAAAGCTAAATAAGTCAATCTTTTTATAAACATCTCCAATAGAAATCTTAAAGCTTTTCTTGATTGCAGTCGGTTGATTGCCTGCTGTTCTAGCGCCTAATAGAATATCGCTTACAGTACTGTTAGGATTGTATCCAGGTATCTTATTTAGCTGTTGCTCTAATAATGGGACTTTAGAGTCAATTCCTAGCATTACGCCTAACCACTGATTTATACGATAACCCTCTTTATATTTATCAAAGGCTTTAAGCCGTAATAATCCAAACCAATCAAAAGCCCCTTGTGAAGGTTTAGCTGTAGTTAGAAACTCTTCTGCCACCCTACCAAAGAACTTCGTAAAGTCAGTTAATATAGGTGTCATCTCTGTTAGATAGTCACCCATAATTTTACCTACAGCTGTAAAGTCTTTTGGTGTAATGATATCATCATAATTACGTGTTAATTTCTCCATGACATCTTTTGTCTTAGGGTCAATAAACCATAACTCATCAAGTATCTCATCACCAGGATTAAGCCCTTTGTCTAAAATATCTTTAACTTGTTTACGCAATTGTCTTAACTCTTCAGCGCCTTCAGGATCATAACGTTCCACTCTTGCAGTTCTTGCGGATATTTCAGCTAAGATCTTGTCACGTTGCTCTGATTTAATAACTAATAAATTGTCTTTTAAGTCTAACACTTTTGATAATTTACGTTCTGCATTTAATACAGATGTTCTTTCACCAGCACCATACAATTTAACCATAGAGAAGTTTTTAGCCGCTTTTCTTAAGTCTTTTTCAGTTAATCCTAAACGTTCATTTAGAACTTTAAACCTAGGGTCATCAAAAGTTGCTTTAGCAATAACGTCATATAGCCTACGCTTTTGATTTGTAGGTACAACATTACTCAATTCTGCCAGTTGTTTATTACGCGTTGTTAATGCAATAATTTGAGCACCAGAAGATGAAGCATCTTGCTCTAAAGCTAGGGATATCATATAGTTATTTAATGAGCCTTTATGGGCATCAATTCTAGCTAACTCTAACCCATAACGCATTAGTTTACCTAGCTCTTCACCATCAACCATTTGAACAATGTCTGATTCTAATAAGTCTCTAATGTCTTGAGGCTTACCACGTAAGATACGATTACCCATTTGTATTAATTGTGGTTGCCATTTCTTAGCAATTTGAATGTGACCTTTATTAGTTAAGCCATTATAATTACCTTCAAACTCGTCTGAAACTCCACCTAGAAATGAGCCAATATTATCTAATAGAACAAAATAGCCTTGCTCGCCTAAAGGTTTAGCTACAGCGCTATTTAAAAATGGTCGGAATGTTTCACCACTTTGTGGGCTGATTAGCCCAGCATCGTATATACGACCACGATGGTCTACAAAGGCATGACTACCGAATTTAAGCTTATTTGCTCGGTAATACTCCATTGCTTTAAAGCGTTCATAAGCATCACCTCTAGCAGTGATGTAATCACGATAAATATTTAAGTTATCAAAATACTTTGCGTTACCTTTATCATCTTTAAATTCTAAAAGCTTTCTTGTGAAATCATAAAACTCTTCATCAACTGAATATTTAGCTTTTGAAGCCCAATTCAAGGCATCTACTAAACTTTTATCAACAGCTTCTAATGGAAAGTCAGTAAAACTATGTGATGACGTTATTGGTATTTGCGAATCATAGTATAATCCATTGCGTTGAAAGAAGTAAGTTTTAAAGCCTTCTCTAACCTCTAAGCTATTACCAAAAGCATCATTAACGCCTATACGAAAACCTACATCAACTTTACGGCTGGTTTTAGCGTAGTCTAATATTCTAGGGTCTTTTATTACGATATTCATACTAGTTGTATCGTAATATTGTCCAAAATACTGTCCTGAATTTCTACTGCGCATTCTCCTCTTTTTAACACCAAATGTTTCTAAGGCGTATAATCCACTAGACTCTGCTCTATCAAGTAACTTTACACCTTCTTCGTACCACTCTTGCTTAGAACCTCGATAATTAGCTAAGTTATACAATTCACGACCTAACGAAATTGCCATTTGATCTCTATCAGGCGCATCTGATTTTGATAGTTGAACTGCAAATTTTCGATAAAATTCTTCACGCTGAAACTTAGTCAATCTATTGCGTAATTTTAAAGGTAAATTATTATCTAAGAAAGGTCTTAATTCGCTAGCAATTTTAGGGATTACCTTAATCTCCCAATCATTCTTAGCAATAATATTCTTATGAAAGTTCTTACCTAAATCTTCAAGTTGGACTGAACCTAATACAGGGTCTAAATACTCTGTTTGTTTTAACCTTACAAAGAAATCAGAAGCACCTCGAATGTTAGTTTCAATGTATTCAGAGACGTTAGTTACTGAGTATCGCATTTCACTATTTAGCACGGCTTTGAAGTTACCCCAAATTTCACCATCTTTTCTTGCACGTTCAAACACTACACGTAAATTATCAGAAGCAACGCTGGCTTCATTCATACCGATTCGCCCTTTAACTTTCTCATGAAAGTTGTGTAAGAACTCCTTATCTTTATCGGTCAAGTATTTACTCGAATCAATTAAATTGTGAGCTCTTACTTCAGCAGCAATGTTAGGTTGATAAATACGAGCATCTTCATATCGTTTAGTCATTGGATTAAACAATAATTGATCTTCATTAGGCGGTGATTGTAACACACGTGTTTTAGTCATTGCTTTATTATTAATTAAAATACCACGATAGTTAGTCAAACTAAGTCTACCATTAAGTTCTTTTGATTGTAATTCATAATAATCTAGCATGCGATTTTGAGCAGCAATGCTATTGACAATTTCATCAGGTCCAGTATAACCTAATACTAAAGAGTTTAGCTTAGCCTTAGCGTTATTAAATACTGCAGATGTACCGTCAATAGAACCGTTATACCCGCCTGATGTACCTTGCTCACCACTTATTTCACGTAATTCACGTTTGCCTAGTGACATACCTTTAGGCGATACAAACTGTTTAACTTCTAGTTGGTTATTTTGAAACATACGCAATTTATCAAAATCACCTAAATGTATTAATTGAACATCTTCTGGTTGACGTTTAAGCCAATCATTATAAGTGACTTTTGCAAATGGTGTACCTGTAAACCATTTAGATGCTTTTACATCATAATCTAAAATTTGATCTGGTGTTAATTGAGCTGTATTAACAAATCTAGCTTGTCTTACAGCGTCATTTTTAAGCAAATCCTCCCAAGACTTAGGTACAGGTATTGTAGTACTACGACAGTTAATATGCGCAGGCGGTAAGTGTGATTTATCTGTTACTGGATAAATTTGACCATCTCTATGCGAACATATTTTAGAAGTTCTACTGTCTAACACTGCTACATACTGATATCCTAGTAAAAATGCTTTATTTTGTTCATAAACAGCTTGGTCTACTTGAGCGTAAACACTGGTAGTTGCTGTTACTACAATTGCAGATGAGTGACTTCTAGTTAAATTAAAAGTTTTACTCATTGTGTCTACTATTTCAGATTCTTTTAAACCTGATGCTAATCCTTTACGAATATGTTCTTCAATACGTGTCTTTTCTGCACTAGTCAGGTTGCCCCACATATCTTTTAATATTGCATTACCTATAATAGGCTTACTTAGAACGATATCCGCAGACGCCGTTCTAGTAATTGGTTCAGCTTGAAAAAAGTTACCAAAGCCTTTGTTCAAAGTGTTTGTAGTATTACCTGCAGTATCTGTACCGAACTCAATCAGCTCACCTGCAGTTAATCTATACATATCATTTGAAAACTTTTGTAACTCAGCGTCAAGCGCTAAATTAGTAGCTTTATCGGCAATACTAATATTAGCACTCAACTGATTCTTCATTAATTTTAAAATATTCTCTTCATGCCCATTGATTATCACGGTAGTTTTACCGTTTAATCGTTCCGCATAAAGTCTTGTTAACGCATTTCTACGTAATGTTAAGTCACCAATTGAGGTAACACTATTATCACTCATAAGCTACCTCCTATATATTATGGAAATTGTGTGAATGCTGATAAATCACCAGCAGAAAACGTTCCTAAAGTACGTTGAGTTGTACCTGCAGCAGTACTAATAGAGTTCATTGCCGCTTGTATTTCTGTTAAGTAATTACTTACAAAGTCACCTCGACCACCACCGCCATACCACATAACACCTATTAGACACAGTTCATTATTAATTATAGTAAATTGAGGACTTCCGCTATCACCATCATATAAATTAGATTGCCAACTTCGTACAGTAGGGTTTGACGAAAGCTCGTTTATAAAGAATTTATTATTCTGTCCAAATTGTGACTTTAATGATTTTAATTGACCTAATCGTATTTTAGGCGAATTCTGTGTAATAATTGCAGTGTCACCACCACCACCTTGTTTTGGCGTAAATGGAAGTACTTGTCCCGAATTTGCTGTACGAATTAATGTTGAAATTGCTAAGGGGGTAGTCTCAGTATTCATAGTAGGTAAATATAGTTGCCAATCAACAGGTAGCATCCGTATTGGTGAAATATCAGTAATGGATGGAAATATGTGATAGATAGCCATATCTCCACCTACCTGTCGATATTGTGTTCTATTTGCTGTGTAGGTAACACCATTCTTTGCAAAATGTATAGGCGCGTCAGCTCTACCTGCATGATTGCAACCTAAAATATGATTTGGTGAAATAAGAACATAAGGATAAGCATAGCCATTACTACTAGCTAATGAAACTGCTTCAAAATTTAGATCTGTGCTACCATTTGGTCCGAATCTACAAAATAAATTTGGATTATCAATGGCACTAGCACTACCATCACTGTAATTAGCCGCAATATACATTACTTGAGGTAAATTAATATCTGTTGGCGACTTACCTGTCATTAGTGTTTTAACATTAAAGTCCATATGTCTAGCTAAGCTGTTTGCTGTCCAGTCCGAAATAATTTTTACAGATGTGCCTGTGCTGACCATGTTACGTGTAACTTTAAATCTACTTGAAGTTGATTGATAAGTAATCTCTACTAAACCGCTAGATGAGCCTTTTAAAACTCTACCTGTCGAATCTACTGTAGCAATTGCATTGTTACTAGAGCTATAAGTTCCATTATTATCTGCTAAAGAGCCTGCTTTACGGTTTATTTTAAATGAGTTATCAATCCCTGTACCTGACGTAGTTCGCTCAACTACATCTTTTATAGTTGTGTCTACATTAACAGGTGTAGTAATTGAATTAGGTTGCTCTACAATTTCAAAAGTATCTATCTCACTTAAATTTAAACCTCGAGCAGATACTGCATTACCTGCTGTCGAAAATTTAACATTAGGCATTATAACACCCTTCTAGCTGTTAAAACTCCGAAAACCTTTAGCGTACCACCTGTATAGGTTGCTTTAAAAGTATTCCAAAAAGTTTGTTGAGTGTTATTATTAATAAGTTTTGTTCTTGAGACAATTGAACGTATTTTTGTATTTTGAATTGTCATACCTCCTGGATAATCAGCTTCAAGGTAGTTTGTCGTATAGTTCATATCCGTAGCTTGATTGCTTATTGTTCTTGCCACAATATCTGTAACAGTTACATCGCTACCTGTTGCTGTTAAATAGTAGCTAGATGTTACTTCCCAAAGTCCTGTAGGTAATGATAAACTATTAGCTGTACCTAATGTATTAGAAATTAATGTAATTGCATTGCCTGTCGAGTTTGCTGCAGTTGTTGTTAATATTTCTCCAACTAACCCGCTTAAATCACTTGGAATAGTTGACACTGCTCGACTAAATTTATTTAGATCAAAATTTGTAAAAGAAGCCCAATTACTATCGTAATAGATTGTAGTTTCAAAATGACTAAAAAATCCTGTATCTTTTAGCACTAGCGTTGTAATACCTATATTAGCTTCAAATAGCTCGTAAGTCTCTTGTAATACGAAAAACGTTTCGTTAGTAACATCGATATCAGCACCTATTAACTCTACATAGGCTTTAGCTCCTAAATTAGCAGCTTTATCTGCTAAATGAATTTGAATATCTAATTTGTTAAAATCACTAGCAGCCGCTAATTTAATTTTTACTGTATTGGTTACTGAAAAAGCTGCCATCCCAGCTGCGATTTTTACAATTACCTTAGTATAGTTCGTTGCATCAATAACTGTTGCGTAGCTGTTTAATGTTACTTTTAATGTGTCAGAGCTTCCTCCGCCACCTGTTGAAGGTATTGCAACAGCACCATTTGCTACCCCATTATATACAACTAAAGCTTTAGTGTCAGTTGCTACTGCAATTTGACCTGCGACTCCTGTTAATGCTAATAAGGCTGCTTGTGTCCCAGGCTGTCCAATAAGCGGTCTAACTGCTTTAGCGCCGTTTGCTACTCCGTTGTATAAAACAAGTGCACCTGTATCGGTAGCTACTGCAATTTGGCCTGCTGTTCCTGTTAACGCTAATAAAGCTGCTTCGTTACCTGTAGTAGGTATAAAGTTAATTAAAAAGTTACCACTAACATCTCTTGGAAATACTGATTCAATCATTTGCAAGATTGTTGCTTTTGATAAGTCATTTGCACCTCTTGCTACTGGTACAATATCTGTTGGAAGCGGCGTGATTGCCGCTAATTCGTTCAATAATGAATCTGCCATAAGTTACTCCTCTTAATAATGTTAAACTGGCATGTCTGTTCGTTTAAGCGTTATTGAGAGCCTAATACTACCAGTGCCACTAAAATTTCCACCTACTGGTGTTAATACAATTGCTCTATTACCGCTAGCACTTACCATTGCAGAATCATTTGTAAATTTACCTGTAGTTGTTAGTCCGCTTAATGTACCTAAAAAAGTAGGTGTGCCTGAAATTCCTACTTGAACACTAGTAGGTCCAGTTATTGCTGTCATCACTCTTGCGCCTGCTTTTATAGGTGTCCAATTAACACTATCAATAGCACCTGGTATATTAAATGACGATGTAAATGCGCCACCTGCTGCTGGTGTAATTATTTGAGTTAAAGTGATGATTTCTTCAAGTAAACCGTCATAAGAGATTACTTCATGCTTATTGCTAATGTCAGTCAATTTCAAGACATTTCCATAAGAATCTACATCATTACCGTTAAATAATACGCGGTTACGTAAACCTGCAACATCAGCTAAAACATTACGCCATCCAGAAACTGTACAATTATATAGTACATCCTTAAGGCCTGTCGGTGCTGCACCTGCGCCTACTGTCACTCCAACATATTTTTGTAATTGTGTATGTGACTGCAAAAGCACATCCATGTTGATTTGATGTCCTTCGCCAGATAAATAGAAGCTAGGGAAGTCATATCCTTTAAAGTCTTTTAAGAATACTTTTAAATCAAAGAAACAATTTTTATTCGCTAGAATACCTGATGAACCTATTGGTAAGAATAAAGAATAAGCTGCATTATCTTTTAAAATAGCTTTTTTAACAACAACCCCGTTGTAAGTAGAAGCTCCACCTAGGAATCTTAACGCTGGAAAACCAAAAGATGTTATAAAAGTTGTTGAAGCAGTATTTGTAGGTGTATTATTCAATGCGTAAGTACCTACTCCACCTGTACCTGTTGTTCCATTAGTCCCAAAAGGTAATATTTTGAATTGACCGTTAGCATACTGCGAACGATCTAAATTGTCATTAAGTCTGGAGTCAGCTTCAATAAAACCTCTAGCAATAGATGTTACAGTCATGACATTACCTGAAGTGCTTGCTGTAAACTCTGCTGTAAATAAACTGGAGTCATACTCAGCGTATAAATCATCAATAGCTACAGGTAAGCCTGAAGCTAAAATATCACCAACACCGTCAGGTCTTAAACATATCATTCTACCGATTCTGAACGTAGCTATTTTAAAAGAATGTGCATATCCACCCGCACCACGTCTTCTAGCAGCGCCTACGTAAACACCGTAATCAATGTACTCATTAATAAAGTTATCTTTGTATGCAAAACCATATCCGTCACCTCTAGATTCATAGATAGCATGTGGAGGTGAATACCATTGCGCTATTTTTCCTGTGTTGTCTTGAACGTCTGTATATCGATTACTGATCAGCTTCTCGATTTTAATTCCACTCATAACTCCGACTAAGCCCATGCTAACACCATCTAAGATTAACTTTTCAAAATAGATATCACTAGGTATGTCGTAAAATGTAGGTGTTACGTTAGCTTGACTTAAAAATATTTGATTAGCCTTAACTTCAGGATTAAAACTAATGCCGCTAATCATCATATTATAAGCGTTAGTCAAATTTTCTGACGTGAAAGTAGTTTCACCTAAAAAATTAAGATTTCTAGAGTTACCTCTAATATTGATTGTACTACAACCGTCACCAGGTCCCGCCCACATAGGATTAGAGTTTGAAAAAGTTACACCTTTGTTAGCTGTTAACCAAGTTTTCAATGAACCGTCACTAAACTGACCTGCAAAAGGTTGACCGCCAGAGTAATTTACAAAAACGCTGTCAATGGTATTTAACCAGCTAAACTTAGCATCTCTAAATGTAATGTTACTGGTATGTATAATTGCAAAAGTAGGTACACCTTTATTATTTACTATAAATTTACCATTACTTAGAAATTCAATATTTAAGTTGTCAGGTAAAAATATCACCTTAGTGTGGTCAGTACCCACGTCAATAAACACAGGACAGTCAATAATAAGTTTAAATGCGTTATTTTTAGCCGCATTGATAGCTGTTATGAGTTGAGCTCTTTGATCGGTTACACCTGAAACGTCGGTTAAATACTCTCGTATTGACTTAGCGCCAAAGGTTGCGTTTGAGATTAATGCTTGTAATACTGATAGCGTTATCTTAGATAATGCGCCGCCAGCTCTTGCAATTGGAATAAAGTCTGAAAATTGTGGTATCAGTGAGTTTAATTCTTCTAACTTTCTATTAGCCATTATGACTCCTTATTGAATGTTACCTTATTCTTAAGGTATCATAGTTAGTTCCACCACTTTCACCTGTAGGTTCAGGGTCAGGTGTCTGTGCTAACATTATATTAAAATTAGTCAGAGTACCATTAAAAATAGTACCTGTAACTGTGTTTTTTGCTGCAAGGTTAGTGCCATCATTACTGGTAATTAACCAATTAGCTGGCGTTAACTCTTTTTGTGATGCCATATTATCTCCTTAGATTAATTAAAAACTAGATGAGGCAAATTAACATAATTATACTACGATCTAGACTAGCTAGGATAAGGGAGGAGAACCTCTTCTCCTCACTTATTAATTAAATATTACTGAGTTACTGAAGGATCAGTTGTAGTAATTTCTTCTGTAGGTGTAGCCACTTGTTCGTCTTCAACTACAGGTGTTTCTTCATTCACTATAATAACTTCTTCTTCATCTGGTGTAGTATCTACTGGAATAGGGTCTACTGGTGTAGGCTCAGGTGTAGGGATAGGCGTTGGTTCTACTGGTGTAGGAATAACTACAGCTGGCTCAGAAATAGCTTCAACTTGAGCTTCAATACCTGTAATTGCTTCTAGCAATAAATCTAAGTCTGTAGTAGTTACAACGTTACCATTATTTAAGCTATTTTGGAGGTTAACGATTGTTTCTTTTAAGCCAGAAATTTCAAGAGCTACTTCTGCCTTTTCATCAACAACTGTTGCTTTTAATGCCTCTAATGCTGCATAAATTTGTGCTAAATCTGCCATAATTTTTTCTCCTTGAGTTAATAACATAGCTAATTTACTTTCTGAATCACTATTCTCACTAGCCGAATGAAAATAATGATGTACATTTATTTCTAACATAAGTATCCTTTGTTAGTCAAACCATTCAAATAATATCAATATTACAAGTATCTCTAGTACTATTAGCACGTAATCAGGGTTCGGATGAGTCATTATTATCACCTTTAGAAGCTTTTCGTTGCGCTTCTCTTGCTTTAATCTTTGACGCTGTGTCTAATCCGCTTTCATTTTGTGCTAAACTAGCCGTAGTTAATTCATCTTCATCTATCTCTGTTTTAGCTATCTTATCATCATATTCAGGCTTTAATAAATCATTTGCTTTTAATAATTCAATCCATGCACTACGAGGTATTAAGTTCTTCTCATAGTATTCACCCATAAGTTTAATCCACTCAGAGCCTAAAGGTATAGTATCAAAGTCAGAGCATAATGTAAATTTCAAATCTGCTTGAACAATTTCTTCTGGGTATCTACGATTAATCATATGTATTAAAACATCTCTAACAACTGCACTTAATTTAGTATTAAAGCTTCCTATAAAAGCAGTTTGAGATGCACTTCTTAGTTGCAATGCCACACCTGATTGTGTAGCGTCTTCGTTAGCTAACATTCTAACACCTAGTTTTGATATCTCATCAAGACCAGCTTTAATCGCAGTATCTAAATCTGTAAGTGCTTCTGTAGGTGTAGTTAAAGCACCTATAGTGTCACCTTTATCTAAGTGTATCCATGTACCTAACCCTTGCTTGACAATTAGTTTGAAATCATCATGTGACATATCACTAGAAATCCATGGTGTATAGGTAGCAGCGCCATAAAGTAAGTGATTACGTCTACTTATTTTATTGTATAGAGCAACTTCTTTATCAACGATAGTAGCTAGCTCTGGCTCAACAATATCAATATTACCATTAGCTGGCCAAGCAGGTATCATCTTCATACGCTCACCGTGCATCTTAGGATATAAAGTGTCTTCTAATTTGTAATCATCAAGATCGCTTGAATTTGTAGACGCAACTGTACTAATTGCTTTATTGAGTTCGCCTGTGGCAGCAATTATTGTTTCTGCCTTGTGAGCTTTAAATACGCGTATTTGATAAAGACCGCCAATAAGCTCATGTACCCAAATTGTGTCTACGTATTTAGGGTGTACATCTAATTCTGTTTCAAATTCTTCGACTAACCCCTTAACGACAACGCGAGTTAATTTCTTAATGCCATCAATAATTGCAGTTTGAGTTCTGAGTACTTGTTCAGCTACCCATAATAAAGGATAAGGCTTGACAGCTAACCAATCTGATTGTGACATTAACTTGGTTTTATCTTCAGGTAAATTTGGATATTCTACATATATCCATGTTCTAGAGGTCACCAACTCTTCATTCAAAATAGTGTCTAAAAAGCTAATCAATGAAGCACTATCAACTGAAATACTGTTCTCAATCCAATCACGTGCTTCTTGACTTACCTTATCTGAGTACTCTATTACAGGTGGTTTTCTTAACAGTCCACCAGCTAATAGTTTAACAAATTGTGAATTAACACCAGGTAGTTCAGCTTCTCTCTTGTAGAAGTCAAACTGAGCTTGATCCATCGTAGGGCTAAAAGGGATAAGCAAGTTATTTTTATCAGTAACTAATTTATCATGAGAAAGCACAGCTCTCTGACCGCTTACGACAACTCTGCACTTCTTCCACACAGGCGTCATCTGTTCAAATTCAGGTGTAGGTGTTTGTAACTTTCTCATGTCAGCCATTTAAAACTCCCTTACTTAAACTTTGCGTTAAACGCTTGAACTGTACCTTTAAACACACGTGAACCGCAACGAGCTACAATAAGCTCTTCTTGACGCTCAATGTTCCACATAGCAGGTACTAATTCAGATCCTGTAAATGGCACTGTATCTTCTACTGGTGCTAGCTTGTCTAAATCTTGCTTAATATTCTCTACGCTAGTATTAATCAAATCTAATACTGCACCTGTGTTGTTTGCCTCTGCTTCTACTAATACTGTTTCAGCAGGCGTACTTGTAATATTAGCATTAGGTGTCAACGCTGTTTCTTGAAATGGTGCATCTACAACTGCTGGATCACCTAACAATGGTAATTGTGTTTCTACTACTTTTGGCTGTTGTGCCATAATAACTCCTTAATTAATTAGAATCCGAATCCTCTTACAGCCTTGTTACGTTTACGCACAGGCCACCTAAACTCCATGAAATATCTTATACCGTCACTAAAATGCTCTACATCTAAACTTTTATCGATAACTGCAGAATCACTTTTCTTGTCTACCCATTGAGTTCTAATTAAAGACTCAATTACAGGCTTACAGTTAGATAGTACAAAAGCATACCTAATGCCTTTTCTGCCTGTAACAGGATTAGCTGCTGTTAAAAATCTAGCATTAGTTGCATTGACACTGTCTACAATACTAGGGTGACTACTGTGAGCACATACTTGAAAGCCATAACTAGCTAATATTGTTAAGTCTGTAGTGCCTACTACCGCACTTGTCTTAGCACTTCTACCACTAGGGTCTGGATAACAAAAAATTTTACTAGCAGGTCTTTTATCATTCACATACCTACCGTATATAGATGCAGCTAATTGATGCGTATCAGCACTGCCTTGAAGATAATCAAAGCAACATGCAAAGTCACCTCTAATTACCCATACACTACTACATTGCTTTCTCACGTTAAAGTCAATAGGTATATGTATAGACTCTTCTTCATCTGGCGCAACGTGTCCTGCAGGTAATACATTAAGTTCTCTAGAGAAGCAATAGAATACGTTAGCGCCTGAGCCTTCAAAAATAGCTCGATACTCTCTAGCAAACCTAATAGGGTCCATTGTATCAGCTGCTAATGAAATCTCATCAGCATCTAAGTATGGTGATTTAGTGTAATCATAATGATAACCCTTCCAAGTACTCGGTATGATTATCTTGTCGCCATTATCATTGACTACGGTATGGCTGTTATCTCTATGATATAGGTCATAGAATGCATCTTCACCTTTAGGTGTTGAAATAGTCATTGAACGACCTGGTGATATCGATACTCTACTCCCTTCTCTTCTAAGTACATGAGCTTCAAAGTCTTTAACTCTTTTCCTACTCCAACGCGTTGTAATTGTTGGCATTAAAATAGAGTCTACCATATCTTCTTTTTGAGCTTCTTTCATATTGAATGATGTTAACTCATCA